CAGCGAAGGAGGTCCTGAAGACCCTACCGGGCGGGGCCTCTACGACGCCGCCACCGGCCTCTGGGAATGGTACGACCGCCCCGAAGGCCAAGGCGACGCGGTCACGTGGGAGCAAATCCTCAACCACTTCCCCCTCATCATCGCCGACCTCGCCAGTGAGTACGGGGTCAGGGTCCACCAAGAGTCCCTGATGTGGGCGGAGTTCCGCGACCTTGTCCACGGGCTTCTCCAAACCGAATCCAGGCTGTGGCACGCCACCCAACCAGTGAAAGAACAGGGAGCGTAACCCATGGCAGACGGGCCCACAACCACCGGCAGCATCGACGCGAAACTCACGATCGACAAATCAGCGTGGGACAGGTCCGTCGCCGAAGCCAAGGCTGAGGCCAGGGAACTCGGGGCACTCTCCCCCGAAGTCAAGATCGGTGTCGACGTCGGCCCGGCGCTGGCGAAGATGGCCGAAGTTGAGGCGGTCGAACGACGCCTTGAGGCCACGAACGTCCGCCTTGCCGCGACGGAGAAAGCCGTGGACCGGGAGCAGGTCCAGTCAACTTCTTCAGCCATGCGGCTCGCGACGGTCGAGAAGCTCCTCGGTGAGGCGCACAAGGAAACCGCCGCCAAGGCAGCGGAGCAG